GTTCAGCTATTTTCCCTTTTAATTCTTCTGTAAGAATACCTGCCCCTGTTGCTTCTACAAATTCTTCCCTTCTTTGAGCTTCTATATCCACTGCTCCTTTTCCCGGAAATCCATGAGCTCCTATATCAGTAAATCCGCCAAAACCTGCTGTTCCCATTATCTTTGAAGCCTGGTTAAATGACTCTCTTGAGCTGAAATCACTTAATATAATAGGCTTGTTAATATCAAATCTGTCTCCCTGGGCTGTTGTCCTAAAATTAGGAGTTTTCCCAGGTGCTGCTGTTCCTGTCTGAACTACTGTTTTAGGAACTATTGGTTCCTTCTTCTCTTCTTCTTTCTTCTTTCTTGGCATTTTATTTTATCTTTGGTTGAGGAACTACCCATCCTGCAAGTCCTGCTATGCACGCTGTTATTATCATCATCAAAGTTCCGTTAACTCCTTTTAACAAAGCCACGACTTCTATAATAGTCAGCCCGCATATTGCAGCGATAACTACTTCCTTCTTTATTTTAGTCATTATTTTCTTCTCCCTTTTCTTTTCTTTTTACATGGCATTATCCTTTTCCCTCCATAGTCATTTGAGTATCTTTAGGCTGGAATGATGTAGCACGACCCATGTCTTTTCTCTCATCTTTCTGCAAGTCCTGTGATAATGTTGCAGGCGGAATGAAGTCAAGTTTTAATGCCAACTGAGCCCATAATTGCTTTTCTATATATCTCTGGTCTTTTTCCACAATCTGCTCAAATGCAAAGTAGATAACCTTAGCCTCTGACTCTGTTGATTGTCCGCCACCACCAGGCACAACCTGAGGAAGACCTATTGTTCTGTAAAACTTGTTTCTTATATCATTTCTCCACGCCATGACAACCTGGCTTATATTAACCTGGACTACTTCCCAACTTACAGCGTTCTTGTCATCAGGGATATAGATATTCTCTCCCTTATTGATGGCTGCATCCATTTTGGAGATGAACTCATCAATCTTTGTGGTATCATCAGTTCCTAATTTGAACATTATAAGAGGTCTTGCCTGTCTCTTCATCATGGTTTTCATGTCTATAAAGTTCTCTTCCTCTGCCTGTATACATGTTTCTAAGCTTTCAATATCTGAAATCCCGTGTATCTGGTCTGCAAGCCTGTTATTAGATAAATGGAATATCTCATTTGGCTGGAACTCTTGCAGGACTTTCCCCTTCTTCTTTCCAACTTTGGCAATCTGTTCATATCTTATAATAATTCCTTCCCTGTTTACGACATGCCGCATGCTTCCAGGGTCTAATGGCTTTAGATTAATCAGGGTTCCTGTTTCAGGGTTTCTTATAATCTCTGCATAAGAGTCTCCCCCAACTCTCTTTATAATTTCCATGTTAAACATAATGTCCTCAAAACTATCCTTTCCCCATCCTGTTATGTTATCAAGCAGTGCCTCTGTTGCAGTATCTGTTGTAAAGCCTTTTCCAACATTCCATATAGCCTTCATAATAATAGCAGATTTCAAATCAGGCATAGAATTAAACTCTCCCCAGTATGTTGTCCATTTATCATTAATCCATTCTGTTTCCTTTTGGTCTGAAGCTCCGTCTGTGGCTAAGGCAGTGACTTCAAATTCGTCAACTACATTAGTCATATCGCTTGCCTGTGCTTCTCCTATATCTAATTTCACCATTTTATAAATCCTGTCTGAAAGGCACTGAAACCTCAAATCTTGTTATTTTAGTTGTTTCTGTTGAAGGGGTTATATATGTTCCGTCCCTGTTCATAGGGTCTGTTCCAAACCTTACACTATTTCCATCACCTGTGTTGTCGCCATTTGTTCCCCATATTTCAACACGACATCTTAATATCTCGCCTCTTTTAAAATGTGTCTGTGTAAGGGTTCCTTTTAAAGAGAAGATATCAGGCCAACCGTCAGTTTGATTTGCGGTTTGGACAGTTCCGATTGTTACCGCATTAGTTCCATCATATTTTTGGATTTTTACCTTAAAGTATGCATCTGGTGCTGCACCTGTTCCTGCTGCATATTCCGAAGTGAAATTAACATAAAAAGTTCCTTTTACAATTTGGGGCAGATTAAAAGAACTTAAATCAAAAAGAAGGTTGGTATCATTTACCCATCCTGTTTCTCTATATGCTGCTTCAAAAACCATATCAATATCATGTGAGTAAAAAACAAGATTACGCATAAGATAGCCTTTTCCAACAGAGTCTTCTGTTGTTCCCAAATAGAACTTTACATATCCAGTTCCCTCTGCTATATCTGTCCAGTTATAAGTTGCGATTGCTGCCTCAGCGGGTATTGGATATGCTTGTGGGATTGTCATTATATCATCTTCTCCTTGTTTTCTTCATCTTTTATGAATGCAATGCCAAGCCTTGCTGTATCTCTATGAACATTAAGCATAGTTAGCGCTTCCTGTCTTGAAGTATAACCTGACATGTCATAAGTTATAATTTTATTAGCTATGAGAGATGAAGCAACATCTGCTAATGCTCCTGAAAAATGAGTTGTGGCAGCATTGGTTATCCAGTCCTTTCTTGTCTCTGAATTAATAAAGCCTTCTGTCTGGTCGCTCCATAATGCAAGGATTGGTCCACTCGCTATTACTGTGCTGTTTGCGTTAGTTCCTGCCTTATCAATAGCTGCCTGACTTGAGCATAAGTTCCATGCCATGTTATGACCACCTTACCCATACTTTTAAACTTTTATCTTTTACACACCAAGCTGCTCTGATTAGCCCCTCTACAATATGACTATAACTTCCCCAGATATGCAGTTTCCCTGTATCCTTGTCATGCTCTGCCTGTATTGATTTAAGAGATGCTTTAATCTCATCATCTTCAAGAAGCGTGATTTTTCCCTGCTGCATCAAAGCCTTTAGATTGTTATACAGGTCTTCTTTGATAATTCTCTTTTGGTGGTCTTCCCTGTCTATGCTTCTGCTCGCGTTGTTAATCTCTATAACTTTGCTTTCATTATCATCATCTTCCCTTAACAAATCACAGACAGTAATTCCCATGCCTCCGCTGTCTATGTATTCTTTCTTAAAGTGGTATTTAGAGTTCAGTTCTATTATTCTTCTTGTAGATGCAGGAATAGGAACGTTCTTTGTTACGATATTCTCAACATGGGTTAAGTGGTCTTCTGTTCTGTCAAGGATTTCAAAAGAGAACTCATCCCTGTCCATCCTTGCAACATCACAGCCAATAAAATAGTCCTTTCCGGGTGTGATGCTTCCTCTCCTCTTTCCAACACAGGTTTTCTTGATTAAATCATCCGGAAAGAACTGCATTAACTCATCTATGAACTGACCCAGATACATCTGAGAATATTGTGATTTTGTCAATGTGGCTTTCTTATGAGCGAGAAACTGGTCATCTCTTCTTGGGCAGTCTTCGCTTGATGTGTGGAAACTTGTGAAACTTGGGTCTTCAAAGCAGTTATAGTAATATCCCTCTTTTACAAATGGGGTTGATAATAGCCATATATTTCCCCTTGTTATGGCTAATCCTGGTATTACAGAGTTCCAGACTTCTTCAGGAATGAATGCTGCCTCATCTGCAATTAGTAAGTCTATTGTAAAGCCCATAATCCCATATCCTGTGTCTCCTGCAGGCAAACAATGAATGATTGAGCCGTTTTTTAAGGAAATTCTGGTTTTTATAGGTCTGTCTTTTCCCCTTTTAATCTGTGTTTTGTTAATATCATGGATATTTAACAGAATTTTTGTGAATAGAAGACCTGCCTGCCTTTCAGTCTTTGAAATCACAACAATTAGCTTGTTTTGGTTTTCTAAAGCGTATTTTGCAGCTTTTAAGCCTATAATAGTGGATTTTCCAACTTGTCTGCCTGAACGCATGACAATGTTGCCCTTTGTCTCAAGAACTTCCTTTTGCCAGTTATCTAATATTAGTGTCATTTCTTAAACTTCTTGATTTTGGTTTTGAGTTCTGCCAAGACAATCTCAGAAGCCCAAAGTGCCATCATCTGCACCCTTTCATTGGCTTTCATGCTTTCTTCGTATGCCTCATAATCTTCCCTTGTTAGTTCCATTTGTCTTCTAATACAAACTGATATAGTTTAATGATAATGCCGGCTATGATTGCTATTCCTAACATATCCTGAACTGACAGTATTTGTTCTAACATTTAATTGTTAATATTTAATAGTTTTTAAAATTTTGTGTGGGTTCCTACATCAACATCACTATAGGAACTTTTAGTCCCCGCATTAATTGAAACTCTGTGTGCACTAAGGTAACCTTAGTATACACCCTATAGTGAGTTATTCGGTGTACCGAACAACTATAAACGCAGAGGCAAACAGAAAGTAAGGCAAGGGGGGTGAATTGCTTGCCTCTCGGAGGGCAAGCAAGAGGGGGGGAATTGCCTGTCTTTTAACGCAGTTTAGCTCTGTTTACCTCACGAACCGGGTTTACGCTCAAAGAGCAACACTGTGTAGAAATCAATAGATTTCTAAAGAAAAGGTGCTATTTAAGGGTATTGTTCGTGAGGTAAAGGAAAACTATATAAAGAACTGCTATTTTATCCTGTTATGGAAGCAATATATATCCGTAGACCTCTGTCTATATCTCGGTATTGCTTCTTGCTTCCTTCTTTTATAATAGCCCATCAGATAAACCATGAGATGATGGCGGAGGCTCACAAAAAATAAAGATAACTATATGAGAGCATCCAGATGCTTTATTGAATTGGGTTTTCTTGGCTATTGAGTTAATAAAGAAGAGAACTGGACTAATGTTTCATAGTTAGAATCTTTATGGGTCTTAATAGAAGCTGTTAGTAATCAGAATAGTGTGTGTTAATGCATGTATAAAACGTGGGTTTATGCGCATCTAAGCAATTACTATAACTCGTAATGCTGCTTATATGCTTTAAATACGTATACTTTACGTAACGTTCAACATACCTTTTTAGTCTTGCACTGCACAAAAGCTACAAAACAAATTCTCTTTAAAGGACCTTCTTTTACCAAAACAACATCAAACACAGAATGCGAGCCTGCAGTTCTCATCACAATATATCCATGCTCTTTGAATATCTGCATGACTTCTCTTTCAAGCCGAACTCCTCTTTTATACATTGGATTGCTCATTTTCTTTTTCTTCATCATAGCAAATACATTCTCCATTTGCAATACACATTTCATTATCACAAAATTCTTTTTCTTTGAATTGAGGCATTTCCTTTGTAAATGGTGTTGGATAATCTAATTCAAATTCTTTTTCTTTTTCCATTTTTTAAGTTTTAATTCAACAAATCTCCTTTTTTCCATTTCTTTTCCACATATTGAACAATACAATATTTCACAATTAAAATTTATTTCATAAGTTTTACAATCTGTACATACCCAAACTCTTATTATTTCTCTATTTTGTTTTATTTCTATTTTATCCATTTGTATATCTTTTTTATTACATAGCCAAACACCCATTTCTTTGTCTAAAGATACTTGAACTTTATGATAAAAAACTGCAATTATAACACCATGTAATGTTCCATCAACTTTTACTCTGTCTCCTACTTTAAATTCTTTTTCTTCTTTCATTTTTCCTCAAATCTCCTATTAATAAATCTCTTATAGAAATCTCTATACCATTCTATTCCTTTCCAGTCATACTTATTCAGCTTTTCTAGTTCTTCTGTCATTTTTTAAGTTCTTTACTTATATAAAATATTTTATTATCTAATTTATTAGACCAATCATATAAAACACCATGTAAATCTTTCTTGAACTTCTTTAAAAACCTTAAATATTCTCTTAACTCTTTTTCTCTTTCTTTTTCCATTTTTTAAGTTTTGGAGACGGCATGACTTAAA